CTCTATGGAGATAAAAAAGAAGCAGAGGAAGATTGTTACGGGAACGAGGAAGTATTACATTTCGAACAATTACCAGAAACTAAACAAAAAGAAATTATTCACCAATTAGGGGATAGCGTTTAAACGAAGTTTAATTTAAAATTTATAATTATGGCAGATATTCAAAAACCATTAACAACAGAAGAAAGATTCGAGCAAGTATCTTATTGGTATAATCAAGTTGATAGTTGTTCGCTCAGCAGTGTAGTAGACGCTTTATTTGAAGAGATTAACGAACAGATGAAAGAAGCTGAAGTTCCTGAAGAATATTATCAAGAGGTTTTCAGTTTAGTGAATGAAGATTATACTATAAGGCGTAGCTAATGCACAGAATTGAAAGACAAATAATGCACGCGGTTTATAAGGCAAGAGAGCAAAGGCGTTTAAACAGGCTGATTGCAGAAAAAAAGTCGCGTGCGTTTAAACAAGGTGAACAAATAAAAATAATATTTTAATGTACAAAGCTTGCACAATTAAAAAACATTTTGTATATTGCACCCGAATCTTAAAATTAAAAATTATGTATAGTGAAACTAAAACAAAATTATTGCAGACGAGCCCAACGTTCAGTATATCAGACGTGTTCTTTAATTACGGAGCGACAAGCTTTAGTCGATTTAATTTTTTAGAAAATGGTAAAGTCAAAACCATGAGTGCGGACCAGCGTAAACGTTGGCGAACCGATGACCAAATATTTGAAGGCGTATATGAAGACGCTGAAAAGTTCATCGAGTTCTGGGCACTTGAAGATGTTACAAATCCAATGGAGTTAGCACAAGACTTCATGGATAGATTGTAGAAGACGTTTAAACGGGCTGGTTTTGTGTATAAATTTTGTCAGTCCGTTGGTGGGTAAAAGACCTCACGAGATTAGTAGAGATTTATCTCGAACGATAGTGAGTAGGCTTTATAGGGGGTTCGAGTCCCTCACCCACTACTAAGGGTAAAGCGTGTCACCCGTTTAAACGACACGCCTAATTAAATAAAATTTATATGAAACAGGATATTATATGGGGTACAAGTTGGGAGTCTATTGACCGATATGAAATACATAACGGCAAAGGAAAAGCTTTGACCCATGCCAACACATGGCAGAACCCAAACAAAAAGACTCGTTCTTTTAACACATTCAAAGAAGCTATGGAGCACTTACGCTCGACCAGACGCTCTGGTAAAATCGTAGAGTTTATTCAAGTATGGAAACCTTTTCAGATTGCAGATTCATCTGTTAAAGGTATAAGTACAGATATAATTCAAAAAGACGCAGACCATGAGAGTTAAGAGAATAGAGCAGTCTATAATCCGCAAAGAGGTAGGCCCACGTGGTGGCGGGATTGAGATAGACTTAAAAAAATGGGGCTACCCAAATGGAAAGATGACGGCATATCAAAACTACCTTGGTGGTGGATTGCTGGGAAGAGTTGACGGCGATTGCAATGTTCCAGACTGGAAAAGCATAGCCCGTTTAAACGAGCTGAATGAAAAGCTGAAGAGATACTATCATAATTTAACCAATGGTTTTCATGATGACTGCTTCTGGTCTTCATGTAGCTATGAGGATAATCAAAAAAGACAAGCAAGTGCATATTAATACAACACAAACAAAAGTCTTCAGACTGGACGCATGGCGTTCATGGTTGGAGCCAGTCAATGCTGTTGGTGGTTGTAACTTTACAGACCAATGGCATGAGACTGCAATGAGTGAAGTCGACAGCTTCTGTAAGAAACTTAGACAAGCAAAGATTAAGTATCGTTGTGTTTGGGGCGACTCATCAAATGTTTTTATGAAAATCAAATTCATTTGTGTTCACCCCGACCAACGACTTGAGGCGCAGGCGATAGCGTTTAAACATCGTGACGAAACAGAATATTTTTATAACCTTTAAACTTTATTATATGGCAAAACTAAATAAACATCTGATTGCATCAGAACATCTGGACAAGCTGCAGTTTCAAATAGAAGAAACTAATGACGCTTTAAAATGGTTTGAATTCAATGATATAGTGGCGTGGGCAGATACCGATAAAACGAGTGTGTACGTAGAAGTAAGTCACGATACTCATGTGTTACTGAGTGGCTGTGAAGTTTCCTATCGAGCAGACTTATATAGAGAATTTTATAATAATCAAAATAAATAAATATGGCAAAAGCAAAAATTAAAAACAAAAGCGAAGACTATCTTAGTATAGACTTAGACCAACGATACATGAGCACGTATCATTTCGTTGGTTACAATGAACTATCTAATGTAGCTAACATGCTGTGGGGCAAAGGTTGGATAGCGTGTGATGACTGCTCTCAAATACAGGAAATTTTAGACCACGTTGAAAAGGATATGTACATAGTAAAACATATCTCAGGGTTGCGTGATGAATGCGATATCGAAGTCCGTTTAAACGAAGCTTGGGGTCTTCAAAAACAAATAGATTGGTTCAATGATTTTGTTGATTATGTTCAGCAAAACTCAACCAATATATATAATGAAGCCTGTACCCATGCTGATTACATGGAGGAAACTATAGAAGACGAAAAAGATGAGTAAGTATCAAGGAACCTACGCAATAGAAGAAGAAACCTACACGTTGACTGTAGACTATTCTTATTACTGGGACAATGGTGATTACTACCAGCCTCCCGAAGATGATTTAACTATACAAGCAGTATGGTTAAACGGAAATGATATAACAGATTTCTACTGGGATTGGGTTGATGATAATTTACATTCACAAGTTAGAGAGTACGCGGTTGAAAATAAACCCTGGTATTAATTTGTCTCTAAATTGTTTGGAAAATATAAATAGATTGTATAAATTTGCAACAATTAAAATTAAATTAAATGGCGAAATATAATAACGAATTTAAATATCAAGATAAAGTGTTTGATAAATTTCTTAATAGTTTGTTTCCAATTACTGACAAGGAAGAGGATAAAGAAGAGAAGCCAAAGCCTAAGCCAGAGCTTCCTCCTATTCCTTGGGGTAAGAACGATGACGAACCGCCTTTGTTTATATGACTGAAGAAGATAAAAAGTATAGACAAGGTAGAACGTTTAAACAGCGTGAAGCACAATATAAATTTATGGAATTTCTTATTGGCTTCATGGCTGTTTGCGTCCTCGCATTTATTTTATATGAAACATTAAAAATTATTTATGGTTAAAACAGAAGATTTAATTAAACAGGTAGGTAAAGAAGTTGTCCTTCTGCTACTTGAAAAGAACAAGGCCTATGGTGACACGGCTAATAATCCACCACAAATTTTTAGTAAGCTATCTCCTAAAGAAGGGTTGCTTGCTCGTATTGATGACAAGCTTAGCAGAATAAAGCAGAAGGGTTTAAACGACCTCACTGAAGATACTGTTCAAGACTTAATTGGTTATCTTATTTTATATAAGGTGCAAGTAAAGAAAGAAGAAAACAAAATCAAGGATATCTTGATTGAGGGAAAGAATCAAAAATTAAAAGAATTTAAATAATGAAAGGAAATATATTTGAAGCGTATGCGAACGCGGTTGCTAAACAATTTCATCTTGAATTAGATGAGATGTTTAATAAAGATAAACGAAGAGACTTGGTTGATGCCAGGCAAATGCTTTATTACTTATGTATGGAAAGACCTATTAGAGTTTCTTATATACAAAGGTACATGGCAGAGCATGGCTGTGATGTTTTTCACTCCACTATTATTCATGGCTATAAGAAAGCTAAAAAAATGGTAGCTGAAGATGAAGACTACAAGGCTATCGTAGAATTAATAGAACTACAGAATTTAAAAGTATAGCATGTTTAAACGCAAGGATATCATGAATCAAGCTTTGGGAGACCCTAAAAGTATTAAGAATGTTTTACCGAAAGGTGTAAGCGTTATTGGTAGGGGTGTTAAGATACAACAGTTTGATGACGGTATACAAATACTCAACATGGGAAAAGGCGGTGACTATTTTAAAGAGTGTTCCGATGAAGAGTATGATTTCTTTTATAAAGACGGCTGGCGTAAGGGTTGCACGCAAGTTAGCATGAGTAACTGCTTGCATAAGCTGTCAATAATCGAATCAAGAATTAAGACTGAATTGAATACTCGTAAGAACGATAAGCATATTCAGAACTTAAAAAACCGCAGGGAAACTTTACTTAATAAGTATACAAATTTAAAAACAGAACTTAATAATTTATAATATGGAAAATGTATATAAAAATCTGAGCTCAATCTCAGTTGCCGATAAGGTAGAAAAAAAAGGTAGGTATGATTACCTGTCTTGGGCGTGGGCTTGGCACTACGTCAAACAAGAGTACCCAACAGCAAACAGAATTGTTTATGAAAATGAATCAGGTATGCCGTACTTTACTGACGGCAAGTTTGCTAATGTAAAAGTTGGGATAGTAATTGATGGTATTGAACATATTGATTATCTTCCAGTATTAGATAACGCTAACCGTTCTATTGCTCTAACAAAGATGACGTCGTTCGACGTCAACAATGCAATACAAAGAGCTACAGCAAAAGCTATAGCAATGCACGGACTTGGTTTATCGTTGTGGATAGGGGAAGACACGGGTCGTTTAAACGAGTCGAAAGATAAACCTGTTCAAAAGAAAGAGCAAACCTTTGAATTAACTACAGACAAATGGGCTAAGGTCTTGATGTATGTAGCTAAGAATAAAGAAAAAGGTTTGGATTATATTGTGGCACAGTTGTCAACAAAGTATAAGGTAACTCCAGCTATCAAAACTAAACTCAAGAAAGCTATTAATGGACAGAAGTAAGATACTCAAAAAGCTTCAAAAGGATTCAGAATATTATGGGAAGTTTGGTAAGCAGTTTTTATCTGCTTCTAATATAAGGCAACTACTTTACAAGCCTACTGACTTTAATAAATCAGATAAGACTTTGCCATTACTACAAGGTAGATACTTTCACACAAAGATTCTGGAACCAGAAAAGATAGACACGATACCAGTATTCAATGCCTCATCAAGAACAACCAATGCGTTTAAACAGTATAAGATTGAGCAACAGCTTGACCAGTACGATGTTCTTTTGACAAAAGAAAAAGACGCATTAGATAACCTGGTTGATAAGATGTTGAGTAACTGGACGGTGTTTGATTTGGTTTACGGTGATAAGACTGAGTATGAAGTACCTAACATAAAAGAAATACACGGACACATGTTCAAAGGTAAGTGTGATGTATTGGTTAACGAACCTTTTGAATTGGAAATAGAACATGACGGTGGTACTTTTATAATGGATTATCCAGACGGAGCTGTCGTAGATTTAAAAACCAGCTCTGACATATTTAAGTTTAGACATTCTTGTTCTGCTTATTGCTATAACTCACAAGCCTACATATACCAAGAGTTGTTTGGTAAACCGTTTGTGTTTGTGGCTATAGGTAAGAATGACGGATTATTAAAAGTTTTTCCTACAAGTCAAGAGTTTATTGACAAGGGTGAAGACAATGTTAAAAAAGCAATTAAAGTATATGAAAAGTTTTTTAGTAATGATGCGCCTTGCGACATCGATGATTACATATATACGGAAGTTCTATAACTCGTTTAAACGTCGTTATAAAACTGATGATAAAAAATTGTGGATAGAAGTTCCAACTATCTACATGAGCAAAGAGGAAAGGGATACAACCATTCTAAATGCTGTGAATATTTTGGAGCGTAATATTAAAATTAAATAATATGAGTACAGAAGTTAAGAACGAAAAGTTATATTGTGGAAGCGGTGTTGAAAAGTTTGACGGCAATCTTGTTGAGATTACTGTTTGCTTATCAAAGATTCCACAAGAACATAGGTTCGAGTACGAAGGTAAGTGGTATACAAAACTCAAAGTCAACAAGAAAAAAGAGACTGACGAATATGGTAAGACTCACTCTGTTGAAGTAAACACTTGGAAGCCTGAGCCTCAAAACGATAAGGACGACTTGGGATTCTAAAAATTTTGGAAGCCGTAAGGCACAGCATAATTTAGGGGGGCTTTTGTGAGTTTGGTTTATCCCCCCTTCTTTATGTTGATTATGACAAACTCAAATTAAACAAAACGATTGACAAAATAATTTTGATTTTATATTTATCTATATCTATATTATTAGTTTACTTTGTCATTCTCGTCATAAAAAATAGAATATAATAGAATGGAAATAACAATATTTAAAGACATAAAAGTTACGTCTCAACCTTTTTATAGGGGTGCTTTAGTTATTTTAAATAGAATAAAAGAAGGAGCTTCAAAAGATTTAGTAAAGAGAATCAGAGAAGAAAAAGATAAAGAAAAAGTAAACGCATTGAAACAAAAGCTTCCAGCTATTTGTTTTAGTGGCAAGTTTACAAAGCGTAATGATAAGTCACTAAGCCAACACAGTGGTTTAATTTGTTTAGACTTTGACGGTTACGAATCACAAAGAGATTTATTACAGGAAAAAGAAAGACTCTCCAAAAACAATTATGTTTACTCGGTATTTATATCACCTTCTGGTAAAGGATTGAAAGCGATTATTAAGATACCTCCACTACCAGACAATCATGTAAGCTATTTCAATAGTTTAGAAAAACATTTTAACTCTCCTCAGTTTGACAAGACTTGTAAGAATGTATCTCGTGTTTGTTATGAAAGCTACGACCCACTCATACATATCAATGAGAACGCCAGTGTTTGGGATAAGCAAGAGGAAAAAGAATACACTGAGGTTATAAAGAACGTTGACCTACAAACTATACCAATCACTGACGAAAATAAAATAGTAGAAATACTTGTTAAGTGGTGGCAAAAGAAATTTCCAATGAGTGAGGGACAAAGAAATAATAACGCTTATGTTTTGGCCGCGGCCTTCAACGATTATGGTGTCACCAAAACTTTAGCAGAGTATGTGCTTGGAGGTTTTGAAACCACATCGTTTAAACGTTCTGAAATTAAAAGAACTGTTGACTCTGCATACGCACAGATACAAAACTTTGGTACGAAATATTATGAAGATGATGAGAAGGTAAACATGATTAAGCATAAGCTTAAACGAGGTGTTTCAAAGAAAGAATTAAGAACGCAGTTAACAGAGCTCGACCCTAACTTGGTTGAGAATGTTATCAATAGATTAGAAGAAGAACAAAGTAATCATCAGTTCTGGACAAAGAATGAAAAAGGTGTAATCAAAATTGTACACATATCTTTTAAAAACTTTTTAGAAGAGAATGGTTTTTATAAGTTTTGTCCTGAAGGTTCTAAGAATTATGTGTTTGTTAAGGTAACAAACAATTTGATTGACCATACATCTGAAAAAGAAATTAAAGATTATATACTAAATTATCTTTTAGAGATAGATGATATATCAGTTTACAATTACTTTGCTGAACATACAAGATACTTTCGTGAAGAGTTCTTGACATTGCTTTCATCTATTGATGTATACTTTATTGAAGATAAAAAAGAAACGTCTTACTTATATTACAGAAACGGAGCTGTTGAGATTACATACAACAACATCAAACAAATTGATTACTTAGACCTTGGTGGTTATGTTTGGAAAGACCACGTCATTGATAGAGACTTTGCTTTATGTGAAAGCATTGATTGTGATTATCAAAAGTTTATCCAAAACATTTGTGGTAATAACGCACAGCGTGTCAACAGTATGCGCTCAACGATTGGCTACATGCTTCATGGTTGGAAGAACCTGGCATATTGTCCTGCTGTTATATTAAATGATGAAATGATTTCAGATAATCCTGAAGGTGGTAGTGGTAAAGGTTTATGGGTCAACGGACTTAGTCACATGAAAAAAGTTGTAGTCATTGACGGTAAGTCATTTAACTTTGAGCGTTCATTTGCATATCAGCTGGTAAGTGCTGATACTCAAGTGCTTTGCTTTGATGATGTTAAAAAACATTTTGATTTTGAAAGATTGTTTTCAGTAGTAACCGAAGGTTTAACATTAGAAAAGAAAAATAAGGACGCAATCAAAATACCTTTTGCTAAGTCACCAAAGATAACTATCACAACTAACTATGCTATCAAAGGTAAAGGCACATCATTCGAAAGGCGTAAGTGGGAGCTGGAGTTAGCTCACCATTATAATAAAGATTACACTCCCCTGGAAGAGTTTGGTAAACTTATGTTTGGTGATTGGAATGATGAGGAGTGGTGTCAGTTTGATAACTATATGATTCAATGTTTACAGTTATACTTAGAGAAAGGATTAATGAAAAGTGAGTTTGTAAATTTAAAAATTAGAAAGCTCTCAGCTGAAACATGCCATGAATTTATTGAATGGTGTGGAGTTATAGGTGATAATCCTATACACGATAAACTAAAGGTTGGTGGAAAGGTTCCTAAGAATGATTTGTATACTGACTTTGTTGAGGACAATCCAGACTTTGCACCTAAATCAAGACTTAGTGTATCAAGAGTTAGATTTTCTAAATGGCTGGTAGCATTTTCATTATACCATTATGGTTGTGCTCCTGAAGAAGGAAGAGATATGCACGCCAGGTGGATTAGATTTAGACACAAACATGAGCTCGATGAACAACAAGATTTTCCTTTCTGATGATAAAACTTAGACCATACCAAAAACAGATTGTAACACAGGGTGCAGAAATTGTAACACGCTACGGGTTTGTCTATCTGGCAATGGAAGTTAGAACAGGTAAGACATTGACAAGCTTAAGTATATGCCAGCGTTTAAACGCAACCAATGTCTTGTTTGTTACAAAGAAAAAAGCAATATCAAGTATTGAACACGACATGAGTTTGTTACAAGCACCGTTTAAACTACATGTAATTAACTATGAATCTTTACATAAAGTGTCTCATGAGACAATATATGACTGTCTCATAATTGATGAAGCTCATACCATAGGAGCTTATCCAAAACAAAACAAAAGAAGTGGTCAAATAAAAAGACTTATTGATATACATCACCCTCGTGTAATTCTTTTATCAGGCACACCAACACCTGAATCATACAGTCAAATGTATCATCAAGTATCTGGTATTCCATCAAATCCTTTTGCATATTGTAAAAACTTTTATCAGTTTGCAAACAACTATGTAACTGTTAGGAAAAAAATTATTAATGGGTTTCCTATCAACGATTACTCAAACGGTAATAAAGATATACTAAAGGTTATGAATAAGTATATGATATCTTATTCTCAGAAAGAAGCTGGTTTTAAAGTTCAAACAGATGAAGAAATTTTGTACGTGGATATTTGTCCTGACGTAACAGACATGATGAAAAAATTATCAAAGGATAAAGTATTGCAGGGTGAACAGGAAGTTATACTTGCTGACACTCCAGTAAAGCTAATGATTAAAACACATCAAATGAGTTCAGGAACTATTAAATTTGAGAGCGGTGAAAGTATGGTTCTTTGTCATCAGAAAGCCAGGTACATACGTAAAAAATTTGAAGGTAAAAAGATTGCTATATTTTATAAATTTAAAGCAGAGCTTAGTGCATTGAAAGAAGAATATGGCGATTTACTTTGCACCACGCTTGATGTGTTTAACACAACACCACGCTCCATTGCATTACAAATAGTCAGTGGTCGCGAGGGAATTAGTTTGCGTAAAGCAGAAGCTTTGGTATATTATAATATTGATTTCAGTGCCACAAGTTATTGGCAGTCAAGAGATAGAATGACAACTAAAGATAGGTTATATAATAAAATCTATTGGGTCTTTTCTAAAACGGGTATTGAAAAACAAATATACAAAGCTGTTGTTAAGAAGAAAGATTATACTCTCAGTCATTTCAAGAAAGATTTAGTAACTTTAGAAGATGACAGAGCAGAAGATACAGGCGAAGGTAATTAAAGAAATGGAGGCTAAGGGATATTATGTTATCAAGTTAAAGATGACAAATAAAAACGGAATCCCTGACTTGATAGCTATACCTCCTAATTCTGACGTTGAATTCATTGAAGTAAAAAAAACAAATGGGAAAGTTTCTAAACTACAAGAATATAGAATTGAAGAACTTGAAAAACATGGATGTAAAGTTTCAGTACGTAAAGGACTTTGAGATTGATGATGATTTTATTTCAGCATTACAAGATGTTCCTCAAACATTATCTTTAACTATAGCTCTTTACATAGAAGAGTATTTACCTGAGCTACCTGTAAATGAATTGTGTTCTCACGTAAGAGCAGGTTTAGTTTATCATTATGGTAAACCAATACCATTTTTAATAGAAGTTACAAAACCAGATGAAGAGTTAATGGTTCTTAGTGACTTACAATTTATAGACATGGACGAGTATTTAGATTTTATAAATCTTAAATTAAATTTAGTTGTTGATGAAAGATTCAGTTATCCAAAACCTCCTCGTCGAGGCAAGTAAAATTTTTAAAGTAGATATCTATTCTAATTGTAGACAAGAACAATATATCCTGGCAAGGGCAGTTGTTTATAGTATTATGAGAGACTGTTTAAACATGACCTATCAACAGATAGGAAAAGTTTTTAACAAAAATCATGCTACAATTATGCACGCTTATAACGAGCTGCCTTACATGATTAAATACAATAAATCTTTAGCTGAAAAAAAAGTAGAATTGTTAAAAACCTGGGGTGAAAACTACCATGTAAAGAGGTATACAAAGCATTCTGAACAGATAAAAGATTTGCAGGAACGAATTTTTTTACTTAATTTGGAGTCGAGACTATTACAAAATCAATTAGACACTCTTCAGAAACACACAGTGCAATAGGGAAGCAACTGTACAATAAATGACACCTGTTTCTAAGAATGACCATTCATCTATTTCTCACATTAATCATGTGACTAACGATAGTCATGACCTTATTAACAAACTATACGAAGACTTAATGGACCGTGACAATGAGAAAGCAAAACAAACTGCACAACAGATTTGCAAAGTCATGGCTGAATTAATTCAATCACTAACAGATGAAATATGAATAGAGATAGGGCCCTTGAGCTCAAGAAATTTGCACAAACCATTGCTGATAGGTTTTCAAATTTCAACAGAGACGGAAATCAAAACAAAGAAACTTTTACTGTCGAGGATATAATTCCTTTATCGGATGATTCAGCGGTAATTAATTTTAAAAAAACATCTAACTTGAAAACAAGCGGTAAGCTTGCAGTTGCGTTTTGTTATTATATAAATAGAGGAAGGTCTAAAGGTTGGAAGTATTTTTTCCCAACTGATTCCCACGTGAGCGGAATGCAGGCATTCCATTTTTATAAGCTACAAGCGGAGAGGACAAACTATAGTAAGAATTAAGAAGCTTGTGTTCTTTTAATTCAGCACACTTTTCATAGTCTTCTACCTCTATAAAGTATTCCATTAGGACATCAAACACATCATCTTCCATTGTAACCACAGGCTTTGTTGGATTAAATATAAATGCGGGTGGATTGTTTTCATCATCTAACAACTCCTCATAAGAAGCCTTACCAGTTAATAATTTATAACTGTCCATCATACATTTATGTTCATCAAAGTATTTCATCGTCTGTTTACTCTTACTCTTTTAGGCCTTCTGTTTTTTGTCTTTCTTCTGTCACCACTTCTTTCTCTTTGTGGTCGTCTTTTTTCCTCTTGTTCTTTTATTTTTTTCAAACGTTTCTTTTGTTCTGGTGTAAGTTCAGTTTCAGGAGGAAACATATCTTTAATTACAACTCTTCTAACATCTTTATAAAACGGAACCAATCCTAAATTACCTAACACTTCAATTATTAATCTATTTTCTATTTCGTCCATTGCTTTCTGTCTTGTCTCAGGTTTTACTGCTGTCTGAGATGTGACACCTACCTTCAGCAAACGTGACAAAGTATTTATCATTGGTCCATAAGGTCCAGCAAAAGAGTCAAGGAATATTTCCTCTAAGCTTTTCTTTTTTAAATCTTCAACACCTATCTGACTAAATACAATAGAGTGTTTATATTTATCATACTCTTCACCATCTCTTAAATCTTCCAATAGATTTCTGTTCACAGACTCTTCTAAGTAGAAGTTAATTGGCAACATAGGAATGTTACCTAATGACTGTCTTGCAAGAAGCGATATCATTGCTCCCACTATTTGTCTTGCCATTACATCTTCTATGTTTTCTTCCTTATCATCTTCCGCATCAAACAACTCTTCATCTAACATACTTGTTAACATACCATACGTTGTCATATAAGCAGACATTCTAAACGTTATACCAGCAAGTAGGCCAGCTGCTTCAGCTTTTGACAAGTCACCTTTATTAAATAAAGCAAAGATTGCGTTACGAGCTGTTGCAAACTCAAACAAACTAAATCTTGCCATAAATGAATTAGCCATTCGGTAAATTGCCATACCTGATTTTTCTCCTGGTCTCCTCATGTTTTTAATAATAGCATCAGCTGCATTGTTAGAGGTAGCCATAGTAACTACTTCACCATCTGCCATAGCTGTAGCATTATCTCGAGCTTCTTTAAACTCAGGAGATAAATACCTTGATGTTCCATCTGCTATTTCTTGAAAATCTTTTTTAGTAATTTTAACATCCTCTCCTGTCATTTCTTTTACCTGGGCTTCAAAAGAATCTGCCCATTTACCAAACCATAAAGGACGAGACATAGCTTTATCAGGAAAAGTTATTATGTTTGATGCTATTTGATTTACTATTCTACCTGTTAGTTTTAATCCTGTATATTTTAAAATCTCACCAAAGACATTGTTTACACGATTTGTAGCTGAGCCAGCTTTAGCATCTAACCCACCGTAGTCTGACATTTGTGTGTGCTTTGATTCCATTACGTCAGCATTATACAATTTACTTGTTTGTGATGACCTAAGATTTGTCATGGCATCAAAACCTGCTGTAACATTTTTTGGATTAGCAACCCACGTGGCAAAGTTTTTGTAAGCTCGTGCTGCCATGGCAGGATTCTTTAACATGATACCAAAGTTAGCTACAATTTCAGCTCCCATTCTGTATATCGAACCAAGGGTAGCTTGATAACCAAGACGCATCAAGTTCATTGCACTCAAGTTCCCACTTGGCGTATCGGTGTAAGTTCCTTTTAATATGATGTCTACTATCTCGGTCTTTGCTTTTATAATAGCATTAATAGCCTTCTTTGCGTCTTTACTTCCACTTTTTGCATCTTCTTTAACTTTGTTAAGAGTTTGTTCTACTTCTCTTAATGTCTGCGTCATCTCATAATCCATAATAGTTTCTTGAGCTCCACGCATTGCTGAGAAACTTGGGTCAAAACTAATAGGTTTAGCTCCATTTGTTCGGGTAACTATTGTATTTGATTTAGTGCTTGTTATATTGTTATTTACTTTATCAACTAATTTTTGAACAGTCTGTTCGTTCTTAGTCTTGGCATCTATAACATAACGGTGACTATAATTATTGTACAACTCAACTGGTTGACCATGTAAATTAGCTGCGTTATATTCAGCTTCAGACGCCAATGAATTATTAACGTCATCATATAACGCCAGGGCTTTCTTTTCTTTAGCAGTTAAAGAGTTTTCAATCTTCTCTAAACTTATTTGTCCATCTACTTCAAACTCTGTTTTTAATTCGTTAAGTATTGTTGCATCTTGTTCATTTAAAATACCATCATTCTCTATAGCTTCTAATGTTTTATTTATAAAGTCTATAGCAGGAGGAGTCTTTGCGTTAGGTTTACCGTCAACAAAATTAGATTCATGTTCTCTTTGTAATTGTAACATTCTAAGTTTGTATTTCTTTTTGACTAAAGCATTTCTTGTTATACCTAATCTATTACCATCAGTGTTTAATAATTTCTCAGCCGCATTTACTTTTACTTCTAATCTTTTTATTTTAGACTTAACTGTTTCCAAAGACCTGGCTATCTTTCCAAACGTATTGTTATAAAGCGTTTTACTATTTCTATTTCCAAACACATCATCAATAAAGAAAGTTGAAAGACTACGTATTCTTTCTGTTAAAAATCCTCTACCTGTTCTTGAAGCTTTAATTTTACTATATAGATTAGTTATAGCATCTACATATTTGTTTTGTGTAAACGCTTTTATAATAGGGTTGACTTGCTCAAAACTTTTTATAGCATTTAGTTTAGTTGCAATATCAGTTACTGGTTTACCAGCAAAACCATTCTTAATATTTTCTATTATCTGCTCCAGTACTTTTAAATCAGAATCATCCAGTTGTTTCATTTGTTCTGGAGTCATGTTTAATATTTGACGTGCATCTTCTTTAGCTCTTTTATCTGGTATATTATTTAAGTCAGCTTGAGTAACTGTCTTTTGTTTTTCACTTATGTTTTTAATAGTTGCATCTGCATCAAAATCATCAGGTGTAGGCTCAGCTTTTATAGAATCAATATCTTGGTTTATATTTTCCTGGACACCATTAATTATCTCTAAAGCTTTTGGTAAAGTTTCTTGAGCTTTTTTAAACGCAGGAACTTTTTTACCTGAACCATACTCAGCGGAAAGTTCTATAAAAGAATCTAATAAAGGTTCTGGTATTAGTGCAGGATTTATACTGAACACTGTCTTCAACGCGGCTTTTAAATCAGCTGGTAATACACCAGTCTTTGCTCCACCAACCTGTTTCTTAGCTTTTCTTGATTGTTTCCTGGCAGTGTTTAAACGCTGAACATAATCTTGTTTAGTAAATACATTATCAACAAATGTAAGGAAGCTATCTACGGATTTTTTATTATTAAGATTTACATTTGCAAATCTTTTTGTAATTGCTTTGACTTTAGACTGTGAAATCTTACCAAGGTTTCTTCCAAAGCTACTTATTAAACCAGCTATGTTTTTCATAGACTTTTTATAAGCAGCTGCTGATTCTCTTGCAGCTTTAGCTTCTTTTCTTATCTGGTCTTTAAGTGCTACTCTTTCATTTACTACAACTTTTTTATCTGCAACCTTTGGTCCACCTTGACTATCACCTATTACTTTTTTAACACTTGGTCCTTTCTTAACTTTGACTCCTAAATCTTCCGTAACCTTTCTAACTAACGCATCAAACTGAACGTCATTAAGTTGAGAACGTAGTTTGGTTTGTGTTAAATATTCAGTTACTTGCTTTACAATGTAAGCAGGATTCATAGACTTTGGTCTACGACTAAGTATTTTTTTCTTTATGTCTTGTGCTATTTTTTCTACACGACTTTGGTCTGCCGTGACTTGCGGTGCTTCTTGTGCACCTATATATTCGTTGGGAGATATGCCTTGCTTCTGAGCGTCACGATTTATCGCTGAGAGGATTTTCTTATAAAGACTTGTCCCTTCTTGCTGTTGTTGAATGGCACTTTGTCTACCATCTGAAAGAATCTGCTGCCTGCTCTCCTTGCCAATAAATCTTGAGTTGATTGCTTTTTTGTCTGTGATTTCATAAGTTATATTTTTATTATCTAATAAATCTATTAACGCATCTAATTTTGCGTCCGCTTGTGGGTCACTAAAATCAAATATGTCCAGCAAAGATAGTAAATTATTTGACGTATCCAAAGTGTACTCATCAATACCTACTTCTTTTAATGCTTGAAAAGTGCCTTCACTATCAGAAACTTTAATGGTTAATTCGTTTCCGTTATGGTTTTCTGCACCATCAACAGTATATTCTGCTGCGATGGAAGACTCTTGTACTTCGGGTGCTAACGCTGCTGTAATAGCTGCGTACTGAGAAGCTTGGTCTAATGTTGCGTTTTTTAATCTTACTACGTTACTTATCTCTCTAATCTTTGTTCCTGCTTCATTTACATAGCCGCCTACAGCTTCATCAACTTCAACCTCAACTCCTAAATCATTTGCTATGTCAGTTAGGCTTTGTTTGTATTGTTGGTATTCTGGTGACTTTCTTAAACCACCTGCTTCTGTTGTAGATTCTATGGATGTCTCAAAGAAAGGAGCAACATTTACTTTTATTTCCTCTTGCGTTTGCGTCTCAATAGGCTGGTCAGCAACCTGCTCTTGGGTCTGACTCTCTGGGGTAACGACCCCTGGGGCGTCTCCTTCTCCCACTTCTGGGCTATCTGTGGTAGATTCTTGTACATCCACCTGCGTTGCGCTTGACTCCTGAATGGCATTGGCTCTTTCGTTTATTTGTTGGTCTGTTGGTTCAAGTATACCTTCAGATATAAGTTCGTCTTTAGCTTGTTCTTTAGCTTCATCATCATCTAAATCTTTTACGTTCTTAAACCTACTTACTTCTTTACCAGCTTTTTTAGCAGCTGCTACTGCTAATTTAAGCATTTCTTTTTGTTTATTATTAACCTGTTCATCAGTAGGATTTTCAATACCCTCTGCAAGTAAAGCTTGTATTGCTTCATTTCGTGATATTGATACTAATTTTTTTACGTCCTCCGATATTTGAACCTCTTCACTTAGGTCTGTTTCTGCTTCGTCTACAATAGTTTGAAGCTCTTCATCAATAGCTTTTATTCGTTCTTTATTTTCTGGACTATCAGGATTTTCCATATTGTTTTTTTCCTGTAGCAGCTCAATATATTTTTTTCTTCTTTCACCTTTTAAATTATCTGGTGTCTGTTGATTTAAATTAGCTTCTTGTCTTCTGTTCTCATACTTCTGTTCCAGAGCCGTATCATTTTCAATAACAAACTGTGAGTCGATTATCTCTTGGTCAGTCATGGAGTCAATAGCAGCTTCTACTTCTTCCTTGCTCATTAACATCTTAGTACCTTTCTTTGTTAAGTAACCATAGCTTGGCGGTTTAAAAAAGTTTTTACCTTTACCTACCATGTTCCTACCTATATCTGTTAAGCTGTTTCCACTAACAGCAGCGGGAACTGATAAAACAGAAGAAGCTTGTCCTGTTATACCTTCAAATCCAATCTCAGCTACATCCATGTCTTGTCCCGTAACTACTCTTGCAGCAGCTTCACCAGTTGAACCCCCAATAGCTTCGATACCAGCTGCTTTCAAACCAGCTCGCGCCTTCATTCCTTTTGTAATAACTCTATCTGCGGCTTTTGCAGCCTTGATACTACTACCCCCTACCTTACTGGCAAAACCTCGTGTAAACGCATCTATAGTACCTATAACAAGACCTCTTGCCATAGCTTTGTTTCTTATGGATTGCATAGCAGTAGGGTTTTCTAATATTTTTCTTACACTTTCTTTATCAAATTTTAATCCAGCTCGGTCTATTTCTTCTTTCATAAATTCTGTGAAGGCTAAACCAGTTTCAAGTGTGGCACTTGCTCCTAAAATGGCACCGTTTATACCACCACTTACTCCACCTACTAAACCTGCTATACCACTACCTACTGGTCCACCTATGGCTCCAGCTACTGCACCTGTTCCAGCTCCAACACCAGCACCTATAGCTGCACCTGCTCCAACACCTGCAAGAACATCTGGGTTTACCATTGATGCAACTGATGACACAAACAACTGACCAATGACTGACGGATTTGCACCCACACCTAAAATAAATCCCATTACTCCTCCTCCATTATTTTCATAGATTCTATTGAAAGATTTCATTTCATCAGACATACCATAGTTGTCCATGTTCTTAACTGCAGCAATATATTTTTCTACATCTTCCGAAGAAGTTTCACTACCTGATATAAATAATCTTCGAGCATCATCAATCGTAGCACCTTGACCAAGACCTTGAGCTCCTGCTCTGTACATATCACCAAAAAAATCTGTAACTGTATTTTTACCCAGCATTTCTTCAAGCCAAGTATTCTTCTCACCAACATCTACGTTAGCACCAAACTTAGTACCCACTGGTTTATCGGGAAGAGCGGTATCGGGATTTATGAGGTCGTTTAAACGAGGGTCAATTCTATTTACACTTCTATCTGGTATAGCCGAAGAACCAGGACCTTGAGGCGAAGGAGTCTCTTCTGCAGGTGTTGGCGTACCCGAATCCACGGGCTGCTGAGGTCCATCTCCAGAAAAATCTTTTTTTTTTAAGGGTGTTATAAACTCCCCAAACTCTTCTTCATCTTCAAAGACACCTTCAGGCATTAATGTAAAAATATCCTCTACACCTTTGTCTTCAATAAATTCTTGCAACTCCTCTATATCACTAAAGGTTCCCTCGGGAACCAATGTAAATAAATCGTTTAATATTTTTAATTGAATCTCATTCATAACTTATTTCAAGTTGTATTCTTTTTTATAATCCGCCGCAGTCTTTCCAGGGTTATCTTTCAACCAGACCATTAAAGTAGGTCTAAATGTTTGTCCTGATTTCTTACCTCTTCTTTTATTAGCAGATTTATTAACCCAGTTCATAGCTTCCGCAACATGATTAGCTAATTGAGCCATTGAAGTTCCGCCTTTAGTTGAACCAAGATATTCATTTTTTGTCTGAAGTGTATTCATAACTTTTTCAATACTTGCTTCTTCAGGTTTTTCAATACCTCTTGCTTTAATCAGCGCAATAGCCTCCTCTCTTGTAGGTTTATATTGATATGATACTCTGGCTTTAGCTGGAGTACCGTAAACTTCAATTTGTAAATTAGTTAATCCCGCATCTGCAAAAACTTTTTTATCATTTTCACTTAGGAAATCATTAAGGGCTGTATTCAATTTATCTTGAACGGTGCTATCTAAGTTTGTTACGTCTACGATGTCTCCTAAATTAGCGTCATTTTTAAAATAATCTGCAAGAGTTTTATCCTCTCCGTTTATATCAAACACAGTTGCTGAGGTAGTTCCTGTAACAGCATCTTCTTGAGCTTCTTCAAATCCTACATTTCTATTCTCACCTCTATCACCTAACGTTACGTTATCTTTTATTCTTTGTGTAACCTCAGTAGTTGAAAGGTCATATCCTTCTTGGTCTCCAAATGGACTTAACACATCATAAAGAGAAGCTATGTCTTCTTGTAAGGTAGTTTCTCCAGCTAACGAATTATCATCATTATATCTTCTTCTCTGTATTTGTATAGGCTCTCTACCATCAAACTCTACTAATATAATATCATCTGTAATATCTACATTAGTTATAACAGGATTACCATTATCAATGTTTTGTTCGTTTCTTGCTTGTATAAGTTTGTTTAATTGTGATTCAGCAGACCCTAAATCTGTGTCTGTTAATACACGATTTAAATCATTTAGGTATCCGTTTATATTCTTATCAAGAGTATCTTTATTTATAGTAGCTGAAGAATCTTGTTGTTTCTGTTGACCACCAAGACCAGCGTTATTTTTAACTACCATGTCTAACTGAGAATTAATTGCGTTCTTAGCTAAACTTTCAGCTTGCTTCATCTGTTCATCTGATATAGTAACTTGCGGCGGACCACCATCAACTTTTGTAAAAATGGCGAGATTATTATTTTTTGCTACGTTTTCATCATCAGTAAAAAAATACCCCATACCAGAGTTCATCAAATATTCAGCAGCCTTATTTGAGTTACCAACTACACCTTTAGCTTGTTGAGCCATCCAATCATCAAAAGACATTTTATTCCCATTAGCATCAGTAAAGCCTTCACCCTCAACATCATCGAACAACTGTCTGAAATCTTCAATACTCTTCACATCTTTACCTCCTGATAAAACAGTATATGAACTCATAGTAGAAGTTACGACCTCTGCTAAATTAGCGGTTACCATATTTTTTACATCTTCACTCAAGTTAGCTGAATCTTCTTGAAACGCTATCATGTTTACCATAGATGATGGTGATTGATAAGCACCAGGATTTTTAGCTCTATCAGGTAATACAAATTTACCATTCTCTTCCTGCATTTCAACTAAAAACAATTCACCTGATGCAGGGTCTGTCCAAAGCTTTTTATTTTTTACATTACCAAAACTAAACCCTGTGCCTCTAAAATACTCTTCTAAGTTTGAAGCAGAACCGTCTTGTATTCTTTTCATTCCCTCTTGATATTTAGCATCATAATTTTTTGCATAGTTACTTAAAGATTTGTAACCATCTTTTTGCTGCTGCATAATTAACATGTAGTCTTTCGGGTCTAACAGACCACGTCTAACTAAATCCATGTTTGCTTGTAAAGTATTTTTAGAAAAGTCTGAACCATCTATAAGTAGAGTGTTCATTGAACCTGACTGAACATCAGCGATTTCACTAAGCGTCGTCATTGCCGCAGAAGTGTCATCAATAATTTTTTGTTTAGCAGCGTCTCTCTGTTGCTTGATGGTGTTTAAACCCTTTGTTAAATTCACCGCAACCTGACCCCAATTAACGGTTTCCTCTCTACCTGCGTAAAGAGAATATTTATTTGCTGCCTTCGGTTCTTGAGTATTACCTTTGTTTATTACTTCTTCAGCCATGTTATTAATATCCGTATAGTAATTTTTGTAATGAAACTAAATCAGTAACATCTCCGATTCCGTCTTGTAAGTTTTTGAATCTTGGGTCATCGCCCGTGAACAACTCTTTAGCCTTCTCTATATCAATATTACCTCCAGTTTTTAATTGTCTTACTTCCCTTGGAGTTAATTCAAGTTTTCTTAATCTATCAGCTCTTTGTTTTTGTGTTAAACCAGTTCCTCCTTCTTCTATGGTCTTACCTAAAGTTTCACTTGTACCGAAACCTGATTCCAATTTCTGTCCAGCTCTATCAGCTTTTGATGTTCCAAACAATGGAACTAATGAAGAAGCTTGTTGTACAGCTTGACTTGCTGCAGATATACCCCCTTGAATACCTTGGGCATATTGTTGATTGTAGTCTCTTGCCATTTGCGCCTGGTCAGCTGCAGCTCCAACTTCCATCTCTATTAACTGCTGATTCATTGCATCTTTAGCTTTGGCTTTCATAGCTGCGTTATCATAAAGTGCTTGTTGCATACCAGTTCTAACTGTTTCGTTAGCTTGAGCTGCCGCTTGCTGTAATCCACCTACACCTGCTGCTAAATTTCTTGCATCCCCTTGTTGTAATGCTGCTAAAGCTTGAGCAGCTACTTGTTGATTCTGTTTGTACTGATTTTCAAATGCGTCGATTGGTACGTTAAGAGTTTCATAAAAGTTTTTCTCCGCTCTTTCTTTTGCTTTTTGCATTAGTTTTTTCTGTTGGTTCATGGCTGTTCTTTGTTCACGTCTTGCTTTTGCTGCCTGTGCGAAACTTACTCCTGAACCTGCTGCTGATAGTGCTAATCCTATACCTGCTATTACTCCTGACATAATTTTAAAGCTTTATTAATTATTTTTTTTGGTAATTGTTTATAATGACTTGCATATATTTCTTTTTCTGCTTCCTCTACTGTTTTTGCATCTGTCTTGTAAACACACACCCATATAGTATCTTCATGTATATAAAATATTCTTTGAGTTCCAACCTGTGTAAACACAGTATGTGGAGCTTCAAGAGTAATAACCTTACCCTCATCATTCAAAAAAGAAACTTTACCCTGAAGTAAAAAAGACGGATGCTGTTGTTTATGTATAAACGAAACAGTCAGATGTCCCTTCGGCATAAATATTTCTCTGGTATATAAACCACCTTCCATGTGATGCTTTAATGGATAATATTCCTGCATCAATTCTTCCTGTGGTTTTCCTACCTCATGAGTTGCTGCACCTTCTAAAACAGATATTTGTTCACGAAATGCAGATATCTTATCCCATAAAATACCTTTGTTATAGTGAACAGCATTTAAAATATCTTCTGGCTTATACTCTTTAGTTACCAAAGATTCTTGCATGTTGTATACTATTTCAGACAAAGATAATAAATTTCTATGGAAAACTTTTCATCACACTGCTACCTACCGAGAACAGCTCTACAGGCGTAGTATCATTATTAGATAAAGTAAATTCCATATAATATCCTCTCATTCCGTATGACTCAGCAACAGTGTTATTAGTAAATAAAATAAAATCTCCATTCACTGGTCCAACAGGAGCTGGAGGTCCAGCTGGTATAGTTTCATTTACTGTAATGGTATTATCATTTCTATTAATTCCTGTTATTGTTCCTGCTATTACTGGAGCATTACCGCCAACTAAAGTATATATAACTGCACCAATACTAACTATGTTTCCAATAGGCTGTCCTAACGTAACAACTCTTGCTGTGTTTGGTCCAGTAGGGGGAATACTTACAGCTCCCAAACCATTTGCATAACGTAAACTAAAATTAGTTACGCCTTCTAAATGTCTTACATAGGCATACCACTCTCCTTCTTTCTGTTCGAAATGTATCTCATCTACATCTCCTTGACTTAAATCAGTAGTCAATGTAGTACAGTCCCAAGCAGCATTGCTCTCAAAGGATAAAGTTTTAAATAACTTAATTGAAAGGGTTGGCTCTGGATTAAACACACTGGTAATTGTAGAAGGGGCTTGGCTACCAGGTACATTATAATATTCGTTACGTTGATTATTAGTGTTATGTCTGAATAAATTACCTCTATTAAATGTATATAAAAAAGCATTCATTCCTATTATATATTCAGGCATGAATGTATAGAACGAAGGCCATCCATCGTTTTCTGGTTTATATGTTAGTGTATAATTTTGTAAACTCATATCTATAAAGGATTACATTGTTGTCCATCACATTCAGCCAGTGATGTTATTTGATTATTACCATCTATTTGCATCTGTTTAAACGTACCGCTTTGTGTATTTGTAACGGACGCTGCATAAGCATACCAACCAGGAGTTAAAGTTGAACCTGCTATTGTATCTCCAACACTTACACCAGCAAATGATGCGTTGTTTGTAGTTCCTCTCGGTACGCCTATCTGGAAGTTAGATGTACAGAAATTGTTACAAGTAGCAGATAGTGCGCTTATAAAGAATGTTTGAGTTGGTGGCGTACAAGTAACTGTTGTTGCGGACCCGCCAATACCTATTGTCATATAATTATTTACTCCACCTGATGTGTACAAGTAATATGTTCCTGGACTTAAAACAGTATTACCTGCGGCGTCAACATAAACAGTATCGCCATTATCTGGATATACGTTGCCAGGACCTATTCCTGAACCATCATGATAAAAAGTTTGACTTGTAACAGGTGGTGTTCCTCCATCACAAATGGTACTTACTCCTGCATTTGAAGAAGAATTAAATGCTTTGAACCCACCCGTGTTTGAACATGGCTCTGAACTTACAACAACTCCGTTTCTAATTCCAAGAGCAGTAGTATTATTAATTATTATGTATCTTAAAGCAGACGTATTATTTACAGGTGTTGTACCGCTGTCATCACTATAAACAAAATTACCTATATCAGGAGTAGTGTTTGTATCTTTTGTAAATGGTGGGCTACTACCAGTTGCATTTCTTGCGAAGAAATAATCCTCTATAGGTGAAATACAATCTTTAGTGTCTTGCAAATTTGAACCTAAAAAAGATGGTAAAGCTGTAGGACATAATATTTCCCAGGCGAATACCGTACCAGTTATAGGTGCAAATATTTCTACGTTAACGCTTGTTAAATTAATATTTGTTTTTGGTACCACAAGTGTAAATACTGGAGAGCTTGGAGTTGATGTATCCGTTGCACATCCTACCATATTGTTAACTACCGTTACATTTCTGGTTCCTCCAGTTGCAACATAAGATGTGTTAACTAAATTATATTCATCTAAATTATTGTAAGTTCCGCACAAACCAGGACCATAGTCGTTTCCAACCACTGTAAAATTAGTTCCAGTAGCAGGTTGATTATTCACACCCGCATAATCAAGATTTGTGTTTCTGTTACAATCTATTAATGTAACTCCATTATGATTATCTTCACAAGTTAATTTGTTATATACAACATTGTCAAAGGTGGCTTGTATACCATCAGGCACAGAGCTATTCATTTTACAATAAATCACAACTGCCCCTACGCTATTAGCAACATTTATATCTGCACTAAAATATCCATTACCAGAAAAACTTGCACTAATACCAGAACCACAATCGGCACCGCAAGATGTGCAGGCTTGTGCGTTTAATAACACACCATTTAATTGTTGTCTTACTATACCGTTTTGAGCATAGAACCCATCGGCTGAGACTACTGTTAATGCTTGGTCATCAAACACAGTTGTTGCGTTTGAAAAATTCAATCCATCAAAATAATATACTTGATACGTTACTGCCATATTAACAACTTGCTTTTTCTATTACCATTCCTAAATTATTGACTCTAATATACTCATTTCCTGTTATCTTATAATAACCTGCTGGCAGATTATTTATACCTTGCCCTGGTGCATTACCAGCACACTGTGGGTCACTATATACTAAATCATACAACGCTAACCCTCCTGTACCTGCATAATAAAAAGTCTGACTCAATGGTTGATTACAAGCAACTTGTGATGACAACTGTACCGTGCTTGATTGAAATGAGTTACAAGGTATTACACAATCACAGCAAGCCTCTTGAGCTGATGTATCTGAATAACATAAGTTTTGTGCTGCTGTAAATCTAAAATCGTAAATTAAATATAAGTACTGTTGATTTGTAGGTAATGTAAATGCAGGGTTAGTTGAAGGAGTTACAGTAGCTTCTCTAATATTAGTTCCAGTAGGATTAGAAACAAAACTATTTGGTATGGTTGAAGCTAATCCTAATAAAGTACTAACATCAGAAACTGTGTTAGCAAACAGAGTGTTGGTTGATAAAAATTTAAAATTATCATTTGGAAATTTAAAATCATAATTATCAGTAGCCAATTTATTTATCCTCATGTTTAAACTTGCTCCATCATAAGGATAAACACCTACAGAACGCACACCTGTTTGACTTTGGAAATAACTGAAAACCTGTGGGTTAGAACCTAAAGTAACCTGGTCAGTATCTATGGGGCTAATAGTTTGGCTATCAGACCAACCATACTCTACATGAATTAAATCACCACTATCTATATTAGAATTTATAACACACTTAAATACCGTTATATTTATAGGGTCAATACATTTAGGCTGTACAGTCCAGCTTGCACTTCCACCGCTTGGAGTTACAGTAACTATAGCTGTGGTAGGTGTGTTAGTGGTTTTGTTTATTGTTATAGTTCCACTTGTGTCTGTTTCAACTCCAGAGGTAACAGTATTACTATTCCAATTTATTTCAAAAGTAGCAGAACCAACTACAGTATAGTCAACTTCTATTGCTCCTATTATAGTTCCAAATTCTATAGTATAAGTTTCTACGGAAGCAGAATTAGCTTGAAACTCAGAGTTACATTCGTATACAACAACTGGTACAGGAACTTCCTTGTCATTAGTAGACAGGACAAACTCATCCATGTAAGGGTCGTACCCTCCTAATTTTTGTGTTCCCAAGGCTAATTGAAAGTTATCTCTAAACCATGAACGCATACCTTTATCAGAGATTACTTCTAATTGGTCGTTTTGGCTGTTGCCTACTAATCTAATTACAGCAACTCGTTTTACATCAGTAAAATAATAACTGTCACCATAAACTGCAAAGCTCTCTGGATTGAAACTTATACCGTATTCTTCTGTTCTTGCAATCTGTGTACCCAATATAGTAGGCGAAGAAACTATGGCTCCCCCTCCTGTGGCATCACTAATTAAATTTTTAGAAGCTAAGACATAACTTATTTTATCTTCTTGTAGTGTAAGTATATCTGTCTCCCTGGCGTATAATTTTTGTATTGGACCAAAGCTTGTTTCTAATTCTTTAAAGTTAGCCAATCCCAAATTAAATTCGTTAAGATTGTTAACTCCCGCATTGCTACTAAAGACACCACTATATGTTAAATCAGCAAACCTATGAGCTTCCTTAAAATCTTGTTCTGATACAGATAAAAATCTTTGACCCATAGCTAAAGCTCTTCCCGCTAAATCATCTTTTATTTTAAAACTTTCTACACCATTACCAAAAGTAAAACAATCTATAAACGGTAATGTCACTATTGCTGGCTGTGATGTTGTTTGATTCTGGTCTCCATCTCCGTTAGGAGCTTGATGTAAAAAGTTACCAGTAACCGTGTCTCTAATTACAGGATATGAATCCGAAGCGTCAAAGAATATATCTGGGCTTGAATCTACTGGTTCGGTTTCAAACACTATCATTGAGTTTGCTCTTGTAACAACAATCTCACATCTTACATTAACGTTTCTTCTTCTGGAAAAAGGTTGAAAGCCTGAACATCCTTGCTTTTTAGTTTTAACAACTAAACCGAGTTTTGATGCTGGGTCTCCCACAACATCTTGTACAAATTGAAAAAATATAGTGTTATTACTCATATTTGCACCGCTGTTATCTGTACAAGTAACACCTGGAACTCCAACAGAAAAACTACCTACTGCTGATTTATTTACTACATCTATAGTCCCAGAGGATTGTATTTCTCCAGGGGATGCGTTAGCAGGATTGACTTGGTCTCCTATCCACCATCTTCTAAAGTCTGGATAATCAGCTGATGAAAATAAAGTTTGCCTCCATTTCCATTCATATCCTTCACATCTACTCCCTCTTTCATTTCGATTAATCCTTATATTTATATCAATCGCTGAACCAGCAGGTATTGAATAATTTTCTGTTACACCTCCACTATCGGTTGTAAATAAAGGATAACGTATACCATGTTTACACGTACCATCATTACCAGTACCTGTTGTTTTCTCTTCGCCAGCATCAATAACTGCATCATCTGGTATGTTAACACTAAAGCCTGAAGGTTTTATTTCCATATACAAACCAGGTAATTGAAAAGTATTAGCACCCAATCCTTGGTCATCATCTAAAAAGTTTCTTGCTTGAGCTTCAACATTTAGAACTTTTGCTTTTACAACCTCTGTTATAGGTCCACCTACGTCTGTTTTTACAATTAACGTATCTCCTGTTTTAACTTTGTTTTGATTGTCACCTTCTAATTTAAAATAAGTAACTTGTGAGGTTTGCACAGTATAATAAAAATTAGAAAATATTGTTTCATAATTTCCTTTACTTGGTTTCACCACAAACTTATACCTTTGCGCCCATGATGGTGCAAAATTCTGTACAGTCGCTTTTATGCTATTAAGAGTTATACTGTTAGCTGTAGGTATACTTATGGTATTAAAGTTTGAGGTCAGTACTGTCGAAGCTCTTCCATATTCATCCAAATAAACAATACCAGTAGCAAAGTCTCTATTGCTATGTAATGAACCTGTAAATGACGCTGAGCTAAAAGCTACATCTGCAGAAACGATTCTAAAATATTCATACAAATCAGTAGGATTTGGATTTGGTGCGCCAGCTGCGCTATTGAACTTCATTGCTATGGTCTGTAAACCTATTACATTACTACCAGGAGTAGCTGTAATTCTAAACCCTTGTTGGTCAGTGGAGCTATCTATTCCACTAATTACTTTTGTAAAGGTACAAGTAATAGAAGGTATAGCTAAATCATTATTGAACTTATCAGTTAGAGAACCTCCCTGACTGGCGTTGGCCATCGGTTGAAAATTAACACCCAGCTGTGTTCCTATTCCGTTTCTAAAATCAGCACTTTGAGAAAAGTCATAAACGTTTGCATAATCTTGCTGTAGAGTAATACTTACATCAAAATTAATTACGCCTTGACTAAAATTTATATTGTCTTGAAAACATTGTTCTCCTGTAGTTCCGCTTAAATTAGAATGCTCTAATAATATACTTATATTTAAAACTGAATTCTTTTTTAATTTTGTTGCTATTTGAGTTAAATCTATTTGAGCAACGGCATTAGAAGCCGCGACTGTTTGATTTGGGTCAATAGTATAATTATCTCCATTAGCTATAGTTGCAGTATCTAACTCTTCAAAATCAACATTTTTTGTTACCAGCTCTGTACTATAATTGATAGCTATTTGCTGGTTGTTTTCATTCGTTATATTAAAACCATCAACGTAGTTGCCATAAATTAATCTATTGCCCATTATAGTTAAAGCTCTTGCTTTTATCGGGACGTTATCGTATAGTCTTCCTAACTCATCACTACCTAATACTGAATATATTTTACTATTGTTAAACTGAAAAGTATGTATTGAATTATCAGCCCAACCTTGTTCTAACTTATTAAATCTTTCGATAACAAATATATTATTCGTGCCAGAATCTTTAAACAATAAATCTACCTCTTTAACTCTTTCACTCCCTGTACTAAAGGATATATCCACAGCATTAAACCTGTTTGTCATTCCTTCATTGTTGTAATTTTTCACACTAAATTTAAAAGCATTTGTAGAAAAAGCAGGATTTGAAAATAATGATGTAGCACTATATTCGTTGTTTTCATATCTATATCTGTAAGCAAAAGATAAAAATCTATCCTCTATATAGTTTTCTGAACCTGGCAAGTTTAAACCAACAAACGTTGGAGCTGGTAAAGGTATGTCAGCAGTTGGAGTTACTCCTGGTTCGAACTCATAACCAGGTGGTTTTACTATCACATTTATATCTTCATCTACTATTTGGTCTACATTACCGATAGGAAAATCATAACTGTGAGTTATGTTTATTTTTCTTGGTGGATTTAAATTATCTGAAAAGAAAAGTAGGTCTTCAATTTTTTCCACCGCAGTCATTAAAAATTGTGGGTCAAAATTTAATACGTTAAAAGTGATTACGTGATATCTAAGCGTATTTGCATTTGTATTATATGACAAAATTAAATCAAGCTTTCTGAGTTTTCCCCCATCGTTATACTCTGGGTCATGAACAAACCAATAAAGTGTTTCGTTAGCACTGTCTTGATATGCCCCGATACAGGTAGCCTTACTGGATAACTCTACACCACGAAACGATAAAGTAGTCAATCTTGTATTACCTCTACTGTTTTCTACTGCTCCAACCTCAGTGGTTTCAGTAGAACCCAACCTTACATTTACGGCATCGACATATTCGCCAGGTGGAAGAAGTCTTTCATCCACAGACTTATTCATACGTCCTTTAATAAAATTTGTGGTTACTATTGGCATACTACTTTATCCATTTATCCTGACCTCTTAAATTCATTAAGAGTCGACCAGGGTGTATATTACTTAATCTTATTTTTGCATTACGAAGTAAAGAAGACTTATCTTTTTGAGCTCTTCTTACTACATATTCTTGCACTCCTAATCTACTATTCAAAATGGAATATTTAATATATGCGTATATATATTCTTCAAATAATTTGTTTACACTAATTTTAGAATCATCTCCACCTTCCATACCGTCTGACACATACTCTAATACCACAGAAGCTGTATCTCCTAATGAGCTAAAATTAATTACTCCTGCTTTTTTATCAATAGTAAATGTAGGATTTACATTTGCTGTTTCCGTGTTTAAACCAAATCGTGCCCCAACTGAGTAATCAAAATACCAACAGCCATCAACACAAGTTCCTTCACAATTATGAAACATGCTATTACTGTTTAAATATATCCCCACTCTACCCCTGCTTAAATCAACTTCAGAATCTTGAGGGCTCAAAGCATTTCCATCTTGGTCAAATAATATTCTACTATTATTATCTTGTAAATATGCAGAGCTCCAATTAGTTTGTATATTTTCGCTCATAGGATATAACACACCATTTCTAAATTGAGATATTCTAACCCAATTTACATAGTCAGATGGTAAAATAAATCTGGAAGAGCTATCCACATCTAACTGTAATATTTTTATTTCTTTCATGGCGTCATAGTTCAACTCTTGAATACCACGCTTAGCATGAAATAATATTTGAAACCTATTAATGTTGTTTACTAATTCATGATTTCCTTGATACATCAACATAAAATTATTTACTATGTCTTGTAAAGACACATATTGATAAGACCCCCAATTAGCATCATCAGGAGCGTTACCATTGTTTGTGTAATATTGATATTGATTTATATATGTCATCTTAGCTTGTTTCTTGTGTATCTGTTAATTCTTCTGTTTGCCCAAATTTGTATACCGAATCTTCTCTAATTTCTATACCTATGTATTGACAAATTTTTGCAACTAAATTTGGTTCGTCAGATGCTGGCAATTCAAAGTTTTGAAAATCAGCAGCAGCTGGATTAAATATAGGGTCTTGACCAGATGTATTTAAAAAGGTCCAATTCGGAGCTAATGGATATCTAATGTATTGTGCTTGAATAGCACCACCTTGTGTAATTGTATTGGGATAAACAGTTATAGTGTTTCCTAAAACACCAGGTGTTGTATTTGAACTTGCTCCTCCTAAAACATACGCAGGATACTGCGATGTAGGATAAGTAAGATTAGAACTTGTTAAATAAAATATTTTATTTTGATTAACTCTTTCGACTTCTGTAATATTGTACTGGTCATAAATATTATATGTTTCCGCGTTTGCCATTATATCAGAACTTATTGTTAAGGTTGTATCACTAACAATAGCTGTGATATATGCAGAAGTATTATCCGTGGTATTAGTTATTATATCTCCTACTGATACTGAAGTTGTAAAAGTTTGAGTTGCATCAATTAACTGATTTACATTTGCTGCAGTTGTCGTGCCACTAACTCTTAATGTTGGATAATAAAATATTTTATTTATTAAATAATAGTCTGCAGGTAAATTATATTGATTGTTAAGGTCAGCAGCTGGTTGAGCTAAATAAGCTGTAGTTGAAAAAGTATCTATTACCTCTTCTAAGTTTTTTATAATATCAGCATATCCTGTTCCAGATGTTCTTGCGTTTTCTCTATTTATCCAATTATTATATTGATAGAAATAGTCCTCAAACAAATCCATTTGAGCCTGTAAGCAGTATAAATTAAAATCTTGTGGAGATATGTATCCGTAATTATTTTTATTAGCAATAGCCAATACTGTATTTCTAACTGAGTTAATCATCCGTAAATCTTTTTACAAATATAAGCAAAAAAAAAAGAGGCCTAAATGTTTAAGCCCCTTTCATAACTAATGTTTAGTGATTACTATGCAGCCCACACATCTTCTATTTGAGCAATAGCTGTAACAGCATACTTAGGCTCAAGTACATAGATAGGTTTTGTCCACGCAGTAGATAGTGCATCTTCCATAGCATCAACGATACTATTTAATTGCTCTTTAGTTTTAGCTGCATCACTTGCTGTAGTAGCAGTAATTTTTACACCTAACACCTCAGAAGCACCTGTTGCACCGTGCCCTCTCACATTGTAAAGAATCTTTACTTCTGTATCGGCACCAACTTCAACACCTAATACACTTTGAATAGGAATTAAATGCGAAGCATCACTTAAACTGATTTTTAAATATTTCATCATAGTTAAAAAATTTAAGGGTTAAACAATACCACAAAGATACGAAACCTTATTTATCTTTTTTTAGCTTTTTGGATAACAACTTGTAAGTTTCAATACCGTCATCACCTTGGAAGAAAGAAGCCACTATGTAATAATGGTCTTCACCAAACGGCACTGATAATAATTTGTTTTTGTTTTTAGGAAGATTAAAGAATACATCTTTACCATTGTTTCTTAAAACTAACCACGTATTATTAAAAAACTGTACAGTTTCACTATATAAATTTAACATAGGGTCATTCACAGTTTCCATAAAATCTTGTGGTGAATCTTTTGCATACAACAGGATATCTCTTTTTAATTCAGAGGTAGTTAACCTATCAGCTGCCGCTCCCATTAATACTCTACAAACTGTAATAAGCTCATCGCCTTTTAAATTTTTTGCAAGTATCTGTGCTTCCAATCCCATTTCAACAAATGCTAATTGTTCAGCCGCATCTTTTTCATTGTTAATCTCTTCGAATACTCTACCATTTGATGGATGGTAATATAAAAACTTTTGAAGTGATTGATTGCTTCTTGGAACTGACAACATACCATCCTCAAACATTACTGGTTCTAAAACTGCATTTCCATCTTGCTCATCTTCAAATGGAGACTTCTGGTTTCGTGCATATCTAAGGGGCCTATTAACTCCTTTTTCTTCATCAAACCATAATAAAGGGGACCTGTTAGTGTGTCTTGAAGCTAACATATAAGTTAGCGGTATTTGCTTTAAGAGTAATCTATAAGCTTTATCGGAATATTTATCTTTTACTTTTTTCATTTTATTTAAATTTAATTTGATTAATAAAAAATATCAGGGGAGGAGTATACCTCCCCTAATATTAATAATTACTTCTTATTAGTTTTGGAATAAGAAGAAGTTGTTTGCACCTAATACACAAACTGCTCTTTCAGATAAGAAGTTAACTTCCATAGCATCTAAAGAAGATGTTCTCGCACCACCAGCTGAACCAGTAATCCAAGTTTTATATCTTCTGTCTTCAGCTTCTGAAGCTCTATATCTTACATGTAAGAATGGTCTCTTAGCGTTTTTACCAAGTATTTGGTCATAAACTGAAGTAGAACCAGCTGGAACTAATAGTCCATTGATACCACCTGCTACTAATCCACCTCTCATTGTTGGGTCGTTTAGGTATTTCCAGTCAGACTTATAAAAGTCATAACCTCTTCTAAATCCAGAGAAACCAAGATTTAGTGCCATCTCTTCGTCATTATCAAATAGACCATAAGATGTTCCACCACCTCCGTAAGAGTTTTGTGTGGATAACATATCGTCAATATCAAACGAGAAGTTTCTATTTAAGAAAATTACGTTTTCTTCGATTGCACCTTGCTTGTCTAATCTTTGAATAATGCTGTCGAAGTCTGCTAATGTTGTTGGGTTACCACCACCATAAACATTACCTCTTGCACCTACTTCAAAGAATACACCTTTAGAACCACTTAGTCCAGCAACTGAACCACCACCACCTGGAGTTAATCCCTGTAGGACATCTCCAGCACCAGAACCTGCTTCTGCTGGTACTGCTTCAACTAATGCTGTTTCCATGTAGTCTTCAAATCTTAGTCTTGTATCGTGCTCAGACTTTAGATACCATAAGTATCCACTTACTCCGTCTTCACCACTTACTTCAACCCAGCCAATCTGCGCCATATCAGAACCTGATACAGAGTATTTATCTTTTAAGATAATTGGCTTGTTGTCAAAGAAGAAGCTATCTGCTTCTAATGAACCAGACATTCCTTCAGTTCCTTTTGCGAACTCAGAACCATAAATGAAAACATCACACGCTACTCCCGCTGCCATAGCCTGTCCAGCTGCTTCATAATAAGCTACTGTAAATTGGTTAGGGTTTGCGTCAGTTGGTCCAGCTGTTACAATCGCTTTGTTTTGTAACGTAGAACCTGGAGTGTTGTCTGAAATCATTACAGTTTGACCTACTCTAATAACATTCTTAGCATCTCTCGCTGTGTTAGGGTTAGCTAACGCAGGATTAAAGTTAGTAATGTTATTTGGAATTGTCCAAACTGCTCCAGCGTCTGTACCTGCTGCTGCTCCAGAAGTACACGCTTTGTATTTGATATGCAATCTTCCTTGCTCAGACCATTTAATAAGGTCAGAGTTAGAAGGCATTTCTGCTCCTACCATACGTAGGAATGAACTAATGCTTCTATTACCATATCTTTCAAATTCTTTCTCGTAAGTATCTGGTAGATACTGATTCAAGAAATCAAAATCTTTGATATAATTCGTTTCAACAGGAACCTGTTGAGCCGAAGGTTGTAAATCGAAGCCTGGGCTAATATTTACTGCCATAACTTTATAATTTTAATTTGTTAAACTTTTTTAATACTTCTAATTTTGAGACCTCTACCACTCGAAGTATCTCCTACAGCTTTTATTTTTAAACTATTTTTCGTGCTAAGTTGCGGGGCTCTACGAACATCCATATTGATATTCTTAGATTTTCTTGCTACATCATCTACTGTTGCAGCAACACCCTGCTCATAAAAGAACTTTGCAAACTTTTCAGGATTCATGGCTATTGACATAGCTCTGTGATATCCTGCTGCGTCTTTCATAAGTCCATTCTCATCATTATATTTTGAGATGAAATTATTAAAATCCATTTGCTTGTTCTTTAATTCTTCAGCAGTCCCTGGTTTATAGAGAATTGATTTGTCGTCGCTAACGTTAAACTCAAAACCTTTGAATTCTTCGCCAAACACTTTGTTTGTACGCTCCTCAAAATTTTTTCTCATAAGCTGGAAGCTTTCCTTCTGAGAGTTAGATTCCTCTAACATTGTCTTGTAAGCATTAAGATTGTTTTCTTGTTCATCAGATAATCCACCCCCACTTGACTCAAGGGGAACTTTATACTTATCTTTCTGTTCTTTAAAAAACTTTCTTGCTTTTGCAAGCTCTCTCTTTTTAGCTAACTTTTTCTTCTTAATATCTTTTTCGTCATCTTCTTCACTATCGTATCCGAATCTGTCGTCCATGATATCTTGAATATCTATAGCGTCAAGACCTTCTTCTTGAACACCAAGATAATCAGCTAAAACCGAATCTTCATCCATGTCATCGTAGTTCTTTTGTAATTTATAAAAGTCCTCGATTCCACGGCCTGTTTCTTTCTTATAATCAAAATACAATTTAACATCTTCAGGTAAATCTGGATTTGATTCTTTAGTTTCAAATAATTCTTCAACTGAGTTGATGTCTTTGTTGTACCTCTCTTTAATAAAATTAAGAACATGTTCGTCATTTAACTCTGACGAGGGAGTTTTTTCTTCTACAGCTGGAGTTTCCTCAGCTGGTTTCTCCTTCTCTTCTGCTTTTGGTTCAACCTTTTCAGGTTTTTCCTCCGCTTGAGTTTCTTGTTGTTGAGCTTCGTGTTTTTTTAACAACTGCTCTTCTATTTCGGCTTTTGATTTTTGAGTGTTACCGTCCACTGCTTTTACTTTTATTTCCATTAGATTAAATTTTTAACAAAATTAAACAATATTTATTTACCAATTTTAGGCGTTATTTAGGTGATTATATAAATCTTGTCCTAATTTTTCACCTATGTCTTTATCAGATTTATAATGTACCCTGGCAACAATTCTGCTTTTAGAAACATTTTCTGCAACCTGTGTAAACTCTTTTTTCATTTCAGGAAACATGTCAGATAAAACTAAAGCTATTAATTTACTTTGAGCAGAATGTCCAGAAGGAAATGCAGGAGTTTGAGCACTATCCATCTTATGATATTTTAAATCTATGCCAAAGTTTTTAGCTAATACGTTTGGTCTTTTCCTGTCGTGATAATTTTTTATACGCATTATTATAGGTTTGGATTTACCTATTAAATCCATAACTAACTCAGAAGGATATTCTCTTTTTCTATTTACAAAAAGACGTTTAAACGACTCATGTATATCGTCATACTTGTTAGCAAATGGTATATCTAATTTTTGAGTTTGTAATGATTTTATTTCATTAAGAGTTTTCAAACTAATATCTGAAGGATATTTTATTGACTTATATTTTTTGATATTGAAACCACTAAACATAGAAGGAATACTATCCATAGAAAATTATTTAGGTCCAAACTCTGCTAAATCAAAACCATCTAAAGTGTCTTCGTTTGATTCAAACTTTACTGCTGGTAAGTTTCTTTTTCTTTGTTCAATAAGTTTGGATTGCTGTGTGTTAGCTTGACTAATCCTATCTGATTTTCCTCTTTCTTTTGCTGCTTCTCTTTTGTCTATTTGAGATTGTTCAATGCCTTTCAACTGCATGTTATAGGCAAATTCAGTTTCCATAAGTTGCGATTTTAACATAGCTTCGTTTTTCATTTTTTCTATTTCCATAGCAATCTCAGCTTGTTTTATTTGCATCTTAGATTGAGTTTCTGCAGCTATTCTTTGTTGCTCGGTTTGTGCAGCCATCATTGCTGCTTGTTGTTGCATTTGCGCTTGAGCAGCTTGTTGCATCTGTGCTTGCTGCTGTTCCATAGCAGCCTTTCTTTTTCTTTTAGTTTTTAAAAGTTGATTAGCCATTTTGAGATTATGAATCTCTCTAATATCTAACGCATCTTCTAAATTGATATCATTTTTAGATAAAGCCATTTGTATGTTTGCTTCAAGCATCGCTCTTTCCTCTTCATCTGGTGCTAACTCTAAAAATATACCGAAACTATACAGATATAAATTCTTAATATCTTCAAGTAAGTTTAAATTATATTTACCTATTTGCATAGCAAACTGGTCTTTGAAATCTGAATATTCTAAAACATCAGCTGTTCTTAATACTATACCCTCTGCTAATCTTCTGGTAATATACAAGCTCGCATTTAATATGTGCCTTGTAGCTGTATTAGAATTTAGAGCTGCTAATTTCTGTACACCAACCAAGGCATCTGGATTTGGTGTAGAACCATCGCGCGCTTCATTAAGACCTGTAACTGTTCTAATCATATCAAGATAATGATTATAGTTTTGAATTAACATTTGCATTTTAGCACCACCACTATTAGATGTTAATTGTGTTATAGGAATTTTGGCATTATTAAATTCACCATCTTGAGTAAAACTTCTACCCACTACACTACCTGTTTGGAAATAAAGCCTCAGAGCGTCTTCAGGATTGTAAGCATTACCAGTACCCAAATCAACTTCATTAAGCCCGTCAGCGTCTATAAAAACACCGTCAGGAACCATTCTGGATATTACCTGCTGCAGCTTCAAATGTGTTACTTGAATTAAATCTGCAAAAGGTATCATTCTTCTTACCAAAGATTCATACATACCTTTATATAATCTTGGCGCACAAGCTACATAATTTGGTAAAGCATTTTGACTTGCAGCTTTTGGTCTTACCATATTTTCTGCAAGCTCCCATTTTAAAAGAATGTTTGTACCCATCACCATTATACCATCATACCAAACTTCTATCTTTTTTTCAACTCTCTCGAATTTACCTTCAACCATCATTTCTTCTGGTGGATTGAAGCTTTCATCTTTTTGTACTACTTTAAAAGTGCCATCAGGCATTTCTTTTCTTTTGTAAACGAAAGTATGTGTGGTTTTATAATTAAAATATAGTAATGTACAAGTGTCTCTATAAAACAAAGAGTTTTCATAATACTGTGCATTGTTATAATAATTATACCATGACTGACTATACTTTGCAATTTCCTGCATATCTTCATTTGTAATATCAGGATTTATTTTTACAAGTTCAGCCATAGGTATAGTTTTCAATTCACCCCAATAAAAACAATCTTTGAAATAAGGGTCTTCAGTATAACTATAAACTACATTAGCTGGGTCAACATAATTAATTTCTATACCTTGACCAGGCAAAAACTGATGTTTAGTCATACCCACACCAATAGTCATAATATCATAATCAACTCTTTTACGAATATCTTGATAATGATTTTGATTTAATACTGTATCTATAGCCTCTTCAGCTGCAATCTCCACAGCAGGTTTATATTTCATTTGCATGAACAATTCCAGCTCTTCATCGTTTTCTGGTAAATCATCCTCAGCGGTTTGAAATACATTGAGCTCAAAGTCCTCTTCTATTTGTTGAAATAAAGGACGAGCAATCATTTCACCTTCTACTTTCTTTTGAAACGCATCTCTTTTTTCAGCAGACATTGCGTCTTCCGCAAAAGCGTTTACTTTAAATAGTCTATCATTTAAACCATTTACAACTATGTCTACAAATTTTGGAATTATTGGAACTGGTGTCCAATCTAAATTAAGGTAAGATAAATCACCATCAATGGCAATCTCATTTTTATACTTTTGTACAGACTGCTCACCCCTTGCGTATAATCGTAATCTATTGAATTCAGCCCACTGATTTAAATACCTACAGGAGCCATTATCTTTTCTAAACCACTCGTATTGAATTGCCTGCCCAACTTGCAGTCCATACTCAGCAGTATCTTTTTGAGCATCAGTGGCAAATTCATCTGGGAATGCAGCTGCTTTTAAGTTAATTTCTACTTGTTTCATTTATTAATAATTCGACTAACTTTTTCGCTGTTGTTATATCTTGCAAAGTTAATGCTAATTTTTGTCTTTTCTTTAGTCGGTGTATATAAGTGTTTTTGGTTAGCCATTATAGCTAAACCAGAACTTATAGAAGCGTCAAACTTAGTTCTATTACTAATATCAAACTTAGCCCAATCTTCAAGTGTTCGTTGAAAATACATACTACCCATATCACCTTCTGTCCTATACACGCCATCCAAATCAATTCCTATATTCTTTTCAATATATGATTCAATAGCAGATGCGTGTGATTGTTTTACATCCTCTGACGTGTTTGGTATACCCCCTAACTCTCTTTCAGTTTTAGAAAGTTTATTAAACGTTTTGTCAGGTCTGTTTAAACAAAACCCTCGATATCCTCTATTTTTAAAATGATATAACAATCGAGGTTTATTATTTTCACATAATATAGGCATGCCATAAAAAACACATGCCATCAATACTTCCTCAAAAAATATTTCAGCTGTTTGTGGTCTTGCTATGTATTCCAAAAAAAAATGACTACTTGGAATTTCTTCCATACTAAACTTAGTTAAACCGTGTAAAGAGCCATTAGAACCTTTACCTACTACAACACCTGATATATCATAAGAGTCGCAACCAAATGAGCCTAAATGTTCATTGCCAGGAAAGAACCTATTATTCTTTCTAATAACGTTGTTTTGAAGAGAGCGTTTAGGAATGTAAGTTACAAAAAATCTTCCTCTTTTATTTGGAGTCCACACAACATTGGTATCTTTAATTCCATTTTCCCAACTAAAAGAACCTTGAGTTATAAAATGTTCTTTAATTATACTATCATTGTAATCAATCTGTTGATAAATTTTAGTTAGATTAAATATTGATTGTTTACTTTCATCTCTGAAAGCATGTGACTCTGAGCGAGGAAATTGCCTGTAGTATTCATTAAGTGCATCTGGGTCATTTTTCAAAGATATTACTTCGTTTTCCCAATAATTAACTGCACCTTGGTATATAGCTTCATCATCTATGCCTACTACCTCTTGACTCGGTGTGTTGAGAACAGGCATTCCATATCTATCTATAAAACCTTCCATGTTCCACTCCATAGGTACAAATAAAGAATACAACCCGCTTTTTGTCTGTCCATTTGCATTTCTTTTAGTACAATCAGAATCATTATATAAGCTTTTAAAATTTCTTCCTCCTTTATCTAAAGCATTTGATGTTGAGCCCATCATACATTTACCAATAATTTTACTACCTAATCTTAAACAAGTTTTTGTAACCCTCCAGTTATTTAATATGTTTTCAGGTTTTTCCCATTTACCACTTTCATCATGTATTAATAGTTGTAACTTCTCACCATCATAACTATTATCAGAAGTATTCTTCCAATCTATAGTAGTATCCAGACCTTCTAAAACTTCTTCTTCAATATTAAACATATTTTTCTTTGTAATTTTTGAAGCTGGCACTCTATAAGCTAATTCAGTTTTTGGCTTATCCATACCATCTTGTATTGGTTTAAAAAAGAATGGATAATTGTTTGATATAGGAACTATTTTATCTGTAAACATTTTTTTTGCATCTGCTCCAGTTTTTGATAAAATTCCTATTCTGGCATTTTTAGTTATAGTGCCCGTATTTACACCTTCACAAGAACTCATAAATGAAAAACCAGAACGCCTAATTTTTAAATAACACATTCCGAAACTTCTATTGTCAGCTTTACATGCTTCCCAAAATAAATAAAATATTCTATTAGCTTCTCTATAATCAGGATGTCCAACATCAATTTTAGTCCACTGTAAATACATATAATGAGTGCCAGTGATATATGTAGGTTTACCATTATTCATAAACCAAAATCCTTCTTCTCTTCTATTAAATTCTTCTTCAATGTAATCAACCCATTGATTTTTAAATGATGAGGGTGCTTCGTGCCATTGAAATATAGATGATATTCTTTTTAAAACAGCAGGTATTTCTGAAACCTGCCAATATTGCTCCTCCTTTTTGTCAGACCGTTTAAACACTTTCTTGGGCGTAGCAGGTAAAGCTATTCTTAAACCTGAAACATGTATAATATCTCCAATAGTTCCGTTCTTAGATATTATAATAACATCATACTTATCATTATAACCATACCTCCAAGTTCTTGCTTTGTTTTTGCGAGACAATATGTTAGCAGGAATTAATCCTTTACATAAATTAGAAATATTATTTTGATTTACGTTCTGCAAAGCCTTTTGGTAAATTATTAGTTTTTATTTCTTTTCCCTCCAACTTATCTCTTTCTTCATCTATTCGTTTAAGTATTTCAAAAGCATCAAATATAGCAAGCTTTTTTGTTGCGGCAGCATTTTTAAGTCTATCTGCTGCTAACTCATCATCTGGGTCTGGCTTTATAATTTTTTCTTTTGCAACATCGATTAATTCTTTAACAGCTTTTTCTCCAGCTTGTATAATCTGTAATTTAATTGCTTTCGTGTCCATCTTTTAAAGTTATATTATTAGTATACATTCTGTATAGTTTTTCGTCGTCTATTTTAAATTCATACTCACTGTTAGGTTGAAATGATATTTTATCACCAGGCAATATGTTTAAACGTTCTAATTGTTTATTGCCGTATTTTAATATGCCCCAAAGTGGTTCTTCATTTTCAGCTACATCTATGTATTTTTTTTTGATAGGTATAGGTTTTACAAAACAATACTTGTCATGACTATACCACTTACCATTTTGTTTATACATATAAAATTGATAATCATCAACTAAAAACAAATCATCTATAATCCAACTTCTACCACTTTTTTGTCTTCCATAAATATCGTTATAATATTTAAAAACATTATGGTGAACAACAAGAGTATCACCTTTTTTAATTTTTCCTTTGTAATTAATTGGAATATTTACTACAGTAGCAAAGCGTGTAGAAACAGTATGGTCTTCTTCAGATGTACTAATAAAAAACTTTTTTTCACCATAATATTTTATATTATCATAACGCCTATCGTTGTAGGGTTTTACAATAAAACAAAAAGGTGATTGCATTAAAAATTAATATTATATTCCAAAGAAATAGGAAGGGTGTTTTTAAATTCTTTCCAAAGTAAAATTTCTTTTTTTTGAATAATCCAAATTTTATAGGAATCTAATTCGTGGTCGTGCTGTATTAAATGAATTTGGTAGTTACCGCCTAAAACGTCCTGCCCTACTATGTAGTGCATTGCTCCAGACTTATAGTCTGCACCTATAGAAATCTTACGTATGTCCATTTAATTAAAATGATGTGCCCACATTCAAGACACGGTAGAATATATTAAAATACATTGTACCATTACCTTGCGTTGGATTTGCAGCTGTTTCTAAAGTAACAGCAGTATTTTGTTCAATTACTTTTGTAGTTGCACCTGTTTCTATTTTACTAACTAAATCTGTAGCAAAATTAGCTGATTGTGCAGTTAATGTTCCAAAAGTTGTCGCACCAATCTTTACTTCTAAATTATTACCAAAATCAAATTGTGTTGTGCCTGCGTCTAAATACTGAGATATACTTATTATATCAATTACTTTGTTTGCTCCAGGAGCAGCTATCAGTGTTATTGAAGTGTTTCCTAAAGTTAATAATGAACCAGTATTTACAGTTACTTGAGCAACAAGGGTGTCTATCCCAAAAAGATTTTGTATCTGTGCAATAGTTGCAGTTTTAGTTTTTAACTCATTTTCTGCATCTGTCAGCACTAAATAATCTTCCGAATCTAAATTAGATATTGAGGGATATGCCGCTGTGTTACTTATCTTTGCCATCTGGTGTTTCTTTTTCTGGTTCTTTTACATCTCCAGTCCTTAAATCAATTACTGCGTTCTCGCCATAAGATTTTATAAGTTCTTTTTCTAACTCTCCAAATTGATTTTGAACTAAGTCTAAATTAGGAACTTTTTTTACTAATGCTACAAAAGCATCTGCTATCTCAATCTTAGTTTGTAAAAACTGTTGATTTAATTCTTGAACTTTTTTTAATTCTTCGTCTTTTAATTTTGCCATTACATTTTATTTAATTATTATACATTCACAAATATAGTAAATTTTAACTTACTGTTATATCTACATTATTTGTAAGTCCTGCGGTTACATTCATTTGAATATATTCTATTCTAATATACCAATCCATTGTTGCATTGTTTATATTTCCATTAGTTCTAAATCTTAATGGCTTGTTGTCAAGCTTCCATCTAACATTAGGATTTTCATTTATAGTTGGTAATGGAACAGGTCTGCCCCAGAACCACGTATCAGATGCACTGCAAACACCACCCGCTATAACTGCTATATTTTTTCTTTCGCTAAGATTGCATGCTGGGTCTGATTCACAAAAATAAAATGTTGCTCCAACATTAGTACCACTTGTCCATCCCGTTCCTGCACTACCTGGCCCTCTATATATAAAAAGTTGAGTAGGCCAAATTATATTATTAGTTCCTTGAGCAGGAATAAGTATTTTACCAGCGTTTGTAAATGAATCATTTAAAGCGGCTGCTGTTAATTTAATTGTAACTACTCGTTTTGCTTGAACCACTTTTCCTCCATCGCCAAAAGCTGCAATAAATTTTGGTTGATTTTCAGAGCTTGTAATTCCAAAGTAATTTCCTTGAGAACCTGAACCTGACTCTCCATAATTACCAAACTTAACAAACTGACCACCAGAACCACCGTTTACAAATAGATTTTGCTCAGACGTGTCTCCAACATTTAATTGGTTTCTAACTCTTATTGTACCATTTACATCAAACGCAGCTCCTGGGTTTGAGGTTCTAAACCCTACTTTTCTGTTGTCTGTATCTATATAAAGTGTTTCTTGTCCTGAACCGTTACTACCTATTTTAACAAGACTTCCAGTATCAGTTATTTCAGAATTACCAATAGCTGAACTACTTGTCCATTTTGATAATGTGTTAGAAGTTCCTGTCCCTGTTACTGTTCCAGTACCTGCACCAATATCGTCTCTTACTTGTGCTACGGTTCTTGTTTTTATAGTAGTACCATCCACTGTTAAATAAGTGGAAGGTGAAGATGTCATTGCACTTAATATACCGATGTGTATTCCAGAATCTGAAAATGCTACTACTTCTGAGCCGCCAGCAGATATATTTACTTGGTCAGAAGCTTCACTATATATTCCAGTATTAGTGTCTCCAGCTCCAGTTCCGCTTCTCTTTCCGAAATTTAAACCTGGTTTAGTTTGTGTACCTGGTGAAATTTGTAAATTAGAAACATTTGCAGTACCAGAACCTTCAAACTCTGCAACAGTTACTCCACCATCATTTTGTATACTAAAAGGAAAACTTGCAGTGCTTTTTAGAAAAGTACCACTATTAGATTCAAAAAATCTTCCATTTGTTAAAGAGCTTGAACCATTCCAGATTGCATTCCTCCCTGATGTTCCTGAGCCTGTAACTGTACCACCACTACTTGGTGAACTATTTGTTATCGTAAAGTTTGGATATGTACCCGTTATTGTTATACCTGTGCCTGCTGTTAAAGCAACTGTTTGGTCGGGAGCTGAATTAGTTACCGTTATACTTCCTGAACCTGTAATTGGTGAACCAGAAACTGATATACCTGTGCCAGGAGTAATTCCTACACTGGTAACTGTACCAGTATTTGTAGTTGCAGATGTATTTATAGTTACAGTGTTTCCAGAACGAACTGTAGTTATGTTAGTGCCACCAGCAATATCTACAGTTTCTGCATCATCAATCGTTGCTGTACCACCACTATCGGCAGTAAGTTTCCAGGTTGACATTGTTCCTAATCCCGCTACTGCATTATCTATTGCTGTTTGTATTTGTGTTCCTGTTGCTAATTTTGATGAACCACTGCTTACCGCAGCTGTATTAACACCAATCGTTGGGGTGGTTCCTCCTGACGAAGTTATTGGTGCTGTTGCACCTACACTGGTAACAGTACCTTGTGGAACACCTGCAACTTGAGTATCTACATAATTTTTACTTGCGGCATCAGTGCCTGCTGTTACTGTATCTATACCTTGTATACGTCCTGTACCACTTAGTGTTATATCACCACCAGTAACTGTTAAATCACTTGCTATAGTTGCATTACCAGCTTCATTAACTCTAAATAAAAAACTATTACCTCCGTTTAGTACTTCAAACTTAGAACCGCTCGTGTCATTATTTGCATCAACCTTTATTATTACATCTGCATCAGATTGTATTTGACCAGTTAATTTTATGTTTTCATCAGTCGTTGTATCGGCTAAAAATCGTATTGCCATATTAAATTATATTTATGCAACCTTCGTAATCAATATTCTTATATCGTTTGCTGAAGGCGCTGAAGTAAAGTCTACTGTTACCTTGTTTACAGTGTTTCTTGTTACATCCGCATAGACCGTATCATAAGAGCTATTGTCATACAACTGAACCATTACATCTCTGGTGTTTAAGTTGTGTGTAACCTCAATAGAAGTCGCACCGCCTATATTTTCTGTATATTGTTCGTTAGCTGCTATACAAGTGCTCACTGCTGAACAGAAGTCGCTAACTTGTGATGCGGTAATGTCTATAGTCTGCTCACTTAACGAAGTTACTAAACCTTTTGCAGTTATAGTTGCAGATAGTGATTTATTTGCACCACCTTTAGTTGCTGCGGTAGCAACATCATCTAATGTAACAAATCCATTTGCAGTTACACCGAAGTTTCCACTATCAAATCCAGCCACACCTTTTTGTGTTGCATTATCTGTTGCACCTGCACCTGCTATATTTTGGTCTGCTATTACTACTGTATAATCAGAAAGCGATGGAGAAGAACTTGCGGAAATTGAACTATTTGCAAATATTAAATCTCCAACTTCTACTGTTTCTGTAAAGAATGTACCTGCTGTTGTAACAACAAAGAAGTCACCTTGGTCTAAGGCTATGTTACTTCCTCCTGATAAAACAGGAGAACCTGGATTAGTAGAGGCATCATACCCTCCCTTGAAAGTACCAACGCCAGCTGCTATAGTTTGAACTTGTGATAAGTTAACACCATCTGATCCAGCAACACCTGTTGCTACATTAGTTAGTTTTTGAAAGCCTATACTTAGCGCCGATGTGGGTGCGCCAAGCTCTTGTAAATGTATATTAGATACTGCAATTCTTTGATTTATCTCATTGTTTGAATCAAAATAAATTAACTCATCTGAATCAGGGTCGTCTAAAGCAGTTATATTATCAACCTGTTCAAGATCTAACTTTAATGTTAAATTGTCAGTAGATGAAACGACTGCGGTTATACCGGCATCAGCAGAAGATGTTGCCTCACCAGAAACAGTTACAGTGTTGCCATCATCAATAGTTTGTGTATTTGAACCATCAGATAATGTCCAGCTTGACATTGAGCCTGTACCACCTGTATAAGCTACAGTTACTGTACCACTACCATTGTTTGTGGTAGATATATTCGAACCAGCGGCTATGGTAATTGTACCAGTGTTTGTAATTGTTGAATTAGAACCAGTTGAGGCAGCTAATGTTATACTATTAAATGGTAGAGAGTTTGTAATTGTTACAGTATCAGTATTACTCCCTACAGTTGTAATACCAGTTCCTTGAGCAAGAGTTACTGTGTCGCCATCAGAAATTGTTTGGTTAGTACCACTTGAACCCGCAAGTGTAAATGAACTCATTGTTCCTGCGGAGAGATTTATTTGGTCTTTTAAAGTTTTATAAGTTACAGCTAAGTTTTTAGTAACAGATTTATCATGCACTATAAATTCATCTTCATCTGCT